CCGCATTGATACCGACTTTACGGGTGATGATGCTCTGCTGGAGATTTACACAGGTGCGGCGGCCCGGTACGTCCAGACATGGACACGCCGAACGCTCTATGAAAAGGAAAGCAGCCCTGGCTACGCTGACGACCCGGACCCGATACTGCTCAATGATGATGTTAAGGCAGCCATGCTACTGCTTATCGGTCACTGGTATGCAAACAGGGAATCGGTAGTTATAGGTGAAACCGTGTCTCAGGTTCCATTAGCTGTGGAGGCTCTTCTTCAGCCTTACAGGATATATGGCCTATGAGTTCATTGCGTGCTGGCGAGCTTGATAAACGCATCGTATTACAAAAACTCGAAATTCAGCGAGGTCCACTGGGAGAGCCGCTTCCAAGTGGCCCCGTCGTGGTCGCTACTGTTTGGGCCAGGGCTGAGAATGTTTCTAACAGAAAAATTCGCACACTGGATCAACAACAGGTTGTTGAAACCTGGTTATTCACTATCAGGGTGCGTTCAGACGTCCAGACTGACTGGAAAATAGCGTGGAATGATGATGTCTATACAGTTCGCGCCGTTGATCGTAGCAAGTCTGATCGATGTGTAATAACGGCTGAACGGGATATACGACATGATAGAACAGGCAATTAAAATCTCGCTTGAGCGTCTTTCCGGGATGACTGTTTATCCTCTTCTTCTACCAGACAGCGAGCAAAACGGTATTACATTCCAGCGGATATCAGACCCGGAAGTTGAAACGGGAATGGTACGAACAGGGCTTATTGCTGGTCGTTTTCAAATCTCAATATACAAAGTGGATGATTATACCGGGCTGGTGAAACTGGATAAGGCTATCTGGTCTCAATGGAAAAGTATTGTCCACGGAGAGCTTGAAGGTTATCCCGTTCAGTACATCCAGCGTGGGAATATACTTCAGGACAAAACAACCCTTACCAGCAATCAGGTTCAGTACAGGCTTACCCGAGATTTCGTGCTTTATTTTTATGAGGAATCATCATGATTCGCATGGAAGTTAAAGGGCTTCAGGAATTCGAACGCCAATTACTTTCCCTTGGTGAAAAGGTTGGTACGCAGGTTTTACGGGAGGCCGGGAAAGCTGCACTTGAGCCCGTTCTGGAGGATATGAAAGCGCATGCTGGTTACGACGAATCAGCGAAAGATGAGCACATGCGCGATTCAATTAAAATCCGCTCATCCTCTTCGAAAGCAAAGGGCAATGCAGTTGTTTATCTTCGCGTTGGCCCGAGTAAAAAACACTTCATCAAAGCGTTGGCTCAGGAGATGGGAACCGTAAAGCAAGTCGCAAGTCCCTTCATTCGTCCGGCGCTCGATTATCAGAAAGCGAAAGTTCTGCGCATCCTTGCGATAGAAATACGCGACCGAATTGAAAACCACCGGTAGCGCTCGCTGCCACCTTCAAAGAGAGAGAAATTATGGCTGATAAAACTTCGCCAGAGTACGCGATGCTGCCTGCTGGCACCGTCGTTATGTGGGGTGCTGCGGGCAGCGACGTAGCAACAATGAAACCACTCATTAACTGTAAAGCGCTGGGCGCTACAGGACAGACGGGCAGCTTTGTAGACTGCACTACGCTGATCGATACCAGTAAACAGTTTATCTCTGACCTGCCTGAAGGCCCTGAAAAATCGCTGGGCTTTATTGACGATCCAGCCAACCAGGACTTTGCTGATTTCCTCAACGCAGCAGAGAACCGGGAAACCGTACAGTTTTACGTTGAGCTGCCAAATGGTCGAACGGCGAACATGATTCTGGCCCTTTCTGGCTGGCAGATGAATGAAATTACCGCCCCGGCAAGTGAAGTCATTCAAATCACTGTTCAGGGAAAACAGAACAATATTACTTGGGGTACGGCTGCCGGCAGCTGATCAGGGCATTACTAACTGGCCACCTCCTGGTGGCCTTTTATTATCTAATTCTCAGGAAAAACTATGTCTACCATCGATGTTTCTGCACTTAAATCCGCACTTCTGAAGCCTAAAAGCGCCGTTGTTACCGCCGAAATTTTTGGAACCACCGTTTATCTACGCCGTATGACGGCGGGAGAACTCATCGATCATGAAGAAGCGCTGCGAGACAGTCAGATTGCAGAAGATGCACGTAAAGCTTCAGAGATCAGTGTGCAGTTGATCGTCGATTGTCTTGTCCATCCCGATGGCAGCCTAATCGCAGCTAAAGACAAGCCTACCGCAGCCGAGCTACTCCAGACTCATGACAACGTGGCGCTCCTTGATGCAATCGCCACTGTAAAAAAACATGCGCTGGGTAAGCTTGAAGACGCGGAAAAAAACTAACGAGCTCGCCCTGGCTTGAGCTGATTTTCTGGCTGGCTGACCGCTGGGGCGAGCCTGACCCTTCAAAGATAGCTTCACTTCCGGCAGAAACTCTTTTTCACTGGCGCGCGTACTTTCTGCGTACTGGTGCCATAAGCCGACCCGGTGAAGAGATTTCTCCGACTCCTGAAACCCCGCCTCCTGCTGTAGTCAGTAATGTTGACGATCAGTGTGCGGCAGTAATGAGAGCGTTAATGTAATGGCTGACGTTGCTTCCCTCGCCGTCGGGCTGCATCTCAACGCAGCCAATTTTAAATCTCAGCTGATGGGTGCATACGGTGATGCTGAGAACTCATCAAAGCGTTTCAACCGTAACGCACAGGAAGATGCTAAAAGGACAGATGAAGCCTATTCCCGGATGGGGAAAACCATCGCGGGTGTTGCTGGTCGCCTGGCGGGATTTGCCGGTGCCGGTTTATCACTTGGCGCCATCATTACTACCACGCGTGAATACGGACAGGCTTTATCCGACCTTTCGGCTATCACCGGCGCTACAGGCGCCCAGTTAAAATCGCTTGATGAAGCCGCCCAGGAGATGGGGCGTAGCACTGAATACAGTGCGAGCCAGGCGGTGGAAGCCCTGAAGTTGATGGCGTCCGCTAAACCTGAACTTCTTCAGACCGCAGACGGACTTACTGAGGCGACAAAGAGCGCACTAACGCTTGCTCAGGCCGCAGGCTCAACTTTGCCAGATGCAACCCGCACTCTGGCTCTTTCCCTTAACCAGTTCGGGGCCGGGGCTCAGGAAGCGGATCGTTATATTAACGTGCTGGCTGCCGGTGCCAAGTTCGGGGCATCGGAAATCGCAGATACAGCTGCGGCTATTAAAAATGGTGGGGTGGCCGCTGCACAGGCAGGAGTTGGATTTGAAACGCTTAACGCAGCGATTCAGGTTCTGGCTGAGCGTGAAATCAAAGGCGGTGAAGCAGGAACCGCGCTGAGAAACGTTATTCTTGCCCTTGAGAAAGGTACAGACAAAACGCTCAAACCATCGGTTGTGGGGCTCAGTGGTGCTCTGGATAATCTCTCAAAGAAAAACCTTTCTACGGCTCAGGCTGTAAAACTGTTCGGTGTTGAGAATATCAACGCGGCATCAGTGCTGGTGGACAACCGCAGCAAACTTAACGCATTAACCCTTGCCCTAACTGGAACACAGACTGCGCATGAGCAGGCCGCTATTCGTGTTAATAACCTGAATGGCGACATCATGGGGCTGACCAGTGCTTTTGAAGGCATGATCATTAAAATTGGTCAAAGTAGTACCGGACCGCTTCGTTCAGGCATTCAGTCAGTAACTGACGGTATCAACCTGCTTACCGATAATTTCAACGCGGTTGCAAGTGTGGCCTTATACACACTGATCCCGGTTCTTTCGACCAAACTGACAGCTGGTCTTCGCGAAAACATAAGCGCATGGCAGCAGAATCAGGCAGCCGTTAAAGCAGCAGCAGCGGCTCAGGCTGATGGTGCACGTAAAACGCTGGAAGCTACTTCTGCCACGCTAAAGCGAAATGATGCGGAATTTGGTTATTACCGTCAGCTGGAAAAAACGGCCAGGCAGCATGGTTTGAACGTAAATTACCAGGGAGAGTTTAACCGACTTATCCGTGAAGAAACCGAGCAAACTAATCTGGCCACTCGTGCAAAAATGCAGTTGGCAGCAGCTAATCGTCAGGTATCTCTGACCGCTCGTGCTGCCTCGGTAGCTGTGGGGCTCGCTCGCGGGGCCCTGGCGCTTGTCGGTGGACCTTTTGGGGCTGCGATGCTGGCAGGCTCCGCACTTCTGTATTTTCATCAGCAGGCGAAGGATGCCCGACAGTCAGCAATTAACCTCAAGGATGCTGTCATTGAAACCACTGCTGCGCTGATGCAGATGTCTGATAAACAGCTCGCCGTTAAGCAGATTGACCTGCAAGACCAGTATGAAAATCAGGTAACTCAGCGTAACCAGCTCATCAAGGAAATTCAGGACGCAGACAGCAGACTAGATAGCCTCGGTGGATTTGACCCATTCCGACAGAAAAAAGGGGTAGAGGACAGTAAGAAACGGGCAGAAGCTGACCTTGAAGCCGTTAATAAAGGGTTAGAGACAACACAGTCTAACCTTGAGAATGTCAGCAAGGCGCGATTTTTGGTCCAGACAGGGATCGCCGATCAAGCAAAATCGCTCGCGAATGACATCAAAAATATCACAGCTCAGACAGCTAAAGCCGGAGAGGGTGTTACCACACCATGGACCGGTGAAGATACTCAAAAGGCTAGGAAGGAAACGGTCAATCAGTATCTTCAGTTGCGCAGGGAGATCGAAGAAGCTCATGCAACCAGTCTTGGAAAAATTGATCTTCAGGAGAAAGCCAGTCAGGAAAAGCTGATCGCTGCGGCGCGTAAAAATGGAGCAAGCCAGCAGGATCTACAGCGTGCGCTGTTAATGAATGCTGAAAATTATCAGAAGCAACGTAACGAACTTGCTGAGCAGTATTCCCCGGCACGATCGGCCATCAATAAAGAGAAGGAAGCGAGCCAGGAGCTCAAGTCTCTCCTTGATGCACGTTTGCTTACTGAAAAAGAGTACATGGCTGCGCGTGTCACACTGTCACAGGAGACATCCCGACAAATCCTACAGGCCCAGGCTAATGCTCTATCAGCACCACGGCTTGAGCTTGCCGGGGACGTTGATCCGCTTGCCCAGCAAAGGAACCAACTTGCACAGCAGCAAAGTCTGGTAGAGACCTATTATCGCAATGGTGCGCTGAGTAAGCAGCAATACGAAATGCTGATGCAGAAGAGCAGTAAAGATTCTGCTGATGCACAGTATCAGACCGCGCTGGAATTATATCGCTCACAGAGTGAATTCAATAATCTGGCGATCGGACTGGTTGAGGCTACCCGGGAGCGAACCACTAATGTCCTGACGGGGCTGCTGACTAAAACGCAGACCTTTAAAGAGGGCGTGATCAACCTCTTCTCCACGCTTACTCAGTCGATAATTCAAAACCTCGTCGATATGGCAGCACAGGCGCTCGTAACAAATACAATCCTGAGTTCAATTATGGGGGTTGGTTCGAGTGTACTTGGCGGTGTTGGGGGAAGTACGGCAGGCAGCTCAGGGACAGCGATTGCCGATTATGGGAGCAATTTCCAGTTCAATGCCAAAGGCGGCGTTTATTCCTCCTCAGACTTAAGTGCCTATAGCGGCCAGGTAGTCGATAATCCTACTTTTTTCGCATTCGCGAAAGGTGCCGGAGTAATGGGTGAGGCAGGACCAGAAGCGATCATGCCATTGACTCGGGCAGCTGATGGTTCACTTGGGGTTCGCGCAGTGTCAGGCGGTGCCTCTGAAGGTGCTGCTCCTCAGGTATTCATCACTATCAATGGCGATGGCAGTACTGCATCACAATCATCTGGCGGTCTGGAAAAATTCGGTAAAAGCGTAGGCAATTTTGTCAGAGATGAATACCGAAAGCTGATACAGGCTGATCTTCGTCCCGGAGGGGCAATCTGGAACAGTACAAACGGGAGGCGGTAATGGCGCTGGAAACTTTTAACTGGAGCCCTAGGGTGAATCCTTCTCAGGACGTCACCATGCGTACGCGTGAGGCGCAGTTCGGAGATGGTTACACCCAGACATCCGGTGACGGACTTAACCCTCGCTCACAAAGCTGGGATCTGACCTTTGTAGGCCTGGAACCCTATATCAAGTCGATCAAAGACTTTCTTGATCGTCATGAGGGAACAAAAGCATTTGCATGGAAGCCGCCGCTAGAGGACTTGGGTCTCTATCGATGCAAACAGTACAAGCCCTCCCCAATGGGGGGAGGCAACTGGTCTTTGACTGCAACATTCATCCAGGCATTTAAACCATGAGCTTAAACGCAGATTATCAGAAGCTGGAATCAGGGAACGACGTTCGCCTGATTGAGTTGGACGGTTCTTCTTTTGGACTGACGGAAGTTCTCCGCTTTCACAATTACAACATTCCCCACACCGAAGAGGAAATAGTCGCCGCCGGCGGGGAAGAGGCCAAGCTCCCGGCGAAACCAATCTGGTGGCAGGGTAATGAATATTCCGCCTGGCCGTATCAGCTGGAAGGGCTGGAGAAATCGACCAGTGGCAGCAATGCGACGCCATCACTGACGGTCGCGAACATCGAAAGCTCTATTTCTGCCCTGTGTCTTGCGTATGACGATTTGCTACAGGCTAAGGTCACCATTCACGACACAAAGGCAAAATATCTCGATGCGAAAAACTTCGCAGGCGGTAACCCTACAGCAGATCCGACTCAGGAGAAACTTCAGGTCTGGTATATCGACGGGAAAACGACCGAGCTTGCTGGCGAAACCATTGAGTTTGTACTGTCCAGTCCCATGGATCTTCAGGGACAAATGATCCCCACGCGGCAGCTTCATTCCCTGTGCACATGGTGCATTCGTAATAAGTACCGCACCGGCGACGGTTGCGACTATGCCGGTACGCGCTATTTCGACAAAAACAACAACCCGGTAAGCGATCCGTCACTGGATGAATGCAACGGCACGCTGACGGCCTGCAAACTTCGATTCGGTGAAAGCAACGAACTCTCGTTTGGTGGGTTCCCCGGTACGTCGCTGATCAGGAGCTGATATGCGTCAGAAAACAATTGATGCGATTATGGCGCATGCCGCCGCTGAATATCCTCGTGAGTGCTGTGGTGTGGTGGCGCAGAAAAGCCGCGTTGAACGTTATTTTCCTTGCCGGAATCTTGCCGCGACGCCGGAGGACAATTTTGTCCTTTGCCCGGAAGATTACGCAGCTGCTGAGGACTGGGGTACGGTGATCGCCATCGTTCACAGTCACCCTGACGCCACTACGCAACCGAGCGAACTGGATAAAGCGCAATGCGACGCAACGCTTTTACCCTGGCATATCGTGAGCTGGCCGGAGGGGGATTTACGCACCATCCAGCCGCGCGGAGAGCTGCCGTTGCTGGAGCGTCCTTTTGTGCTTGGTCACTTCGACTGCTGGGGGCTGGTAATGAGCTATTTCCGGCAAACGCATGGTATCGAACTCCACGATTACCGGGTTGATTATCCCTGGTGGGAAAAAGACTATCCGGACAACTTCTATCAGGATTGCTGGTACGAGTGCGGATTCCGTGAATTCGACGGGCCGCCGAAACCTGGCGATATGGTGATCATGCAGGTCCAGGCTGATAAGTGGAACCACGCGGGAATTCTGCTGGAGGGCAATATGCTGCTGCACCACCTGTACGGTCATCTGAGTCAGCGCGTGCCGTATGGTGGATACTGGCAGGAACGAACGATGAAGATTCTACGGTACAAATCTCTGTGCTAACCTTTGCTCAAAACAAAGGAGCAAAACCATGAAATTTGTATTGAGTGTATTGTTATTGACAGCATTTAATTCATACGCAGGAACTGTAGACGATTATCTGGAGCGTCATTCTGAAATAAAATCAAATTCTGTTGCTGAAACTTATGTAAGCCATTACGCCTTTATGATTGCGATGATGGAAGCACAACAAAAGCATAATAGATCTGATAATGAATTTATTACTGGGTTGCTTTCAAATAATGGTGATGTATATGCAAGATTAGCGGTTAAAAAGCTTGCAAATGATTGTTTAACGCAAAGGAGCATTGGTCAATCCGGAGAGTTAAATAATAAAGAGTGTAATATTGTGATTAGAGCAGATAAATCAGAACAATAGCTAATAGAAAGTCGAGGGTACGATGCAAGAGGTAATGACGCGAATTGAACTAGGTGGGGAGCCGGGTAAGATCTTTGGAAAGATACACCATCGCCTTATCAATAAAGTATCAGAAGCTGGAACGGCCCTCGCTAAAACTATTCCCGGATTTGAAAGCTATATGATTAGCAGCAAAAGTCGCGGGCTAACATTTGCCATCTTCAAAGGTAAAAAGAATATTGGAGTAGACGACCTTGGTTTTCCAGTTACAGGAGAGGTCATCAGAATTGTTCCAGTAATAATTGGAAGTAAAAAGGATGGTTTGCTACAGACTATTCTTGGTGCAGTAATTATTGCGGCATCTGCAATTGGCAGTTATTTTGCACCGGGAAACCCGATTTCTGCGTTTGGATACAAATTTGGTGCAGCCATGATGTTGGGTGGAGTTGTTCAGATGCTTTCGCCTCAGCCTACAGGGTTAGCCAGCAAACAAAGCGCAGATAACCGTGCATCGTATGCGTTTGGCGGGGTGACAAATACCGCCGCACAGGGTTACCCGGTTCCGCTCCTTTACGGCCGCCGGCGAATCGGCGGGGCAATTATTTCCGCCGGGATTTATGTCGAAGATCAGCAGTAGATAACAAACCTTTTTACAAGCCACCTTCGGGTGGCTTTTTTTATGGGCGCGATATGGCGAATAAAATTACCGGACGAAAAGGGGGGAGCTCCAGTTCCCGAACTCCTACCGAACAGCCTGATGATCTGCAATCTGTAGCGAAGGCAAAGATTCTCGTTGCGCTTGGGGAAGGGGAGTTTGCTGGACAGCTCACCGGGAAGGATATCTACCTGGACGGAACGGCGCTGGAGAACTCCGACGGCTCCCAAAACTTCAGCGGCGTTACGTGGGAATTTCGCGCGGGTACACAGGCCCAGAAGTACATTCAGGGCATTCCCGGTACCGAAAACGAAATCAGCGTGGGAACCGAGGTAACGAGCGCTACAGCGTGGACACGAACCTTCACCAATACACAGCTTTCAGCGGTTCGTTTACGCCTGAAATGGCCATCGCTTTTCAAGCAGGAGGACGATGGCGATCTGGTTGGTTACTCGGTTAATTATGCGATTGACTTGCAGACGGACGGCGGGACATGGCAGACAGTCCTCAATACCAGTGTGACCGGGAAAACGACCTCAGGTTATGAGCGTAGCCACCGTATTGATTTACCTCAGGTGGGCAGCACCTGGACAATCAGACTACGCAAAATTACCGCTGACGCCAACAGCGCGAAAATCGGCGACACGATGACGCTACAGAGCTTCACTGAGGTGATTGATGCGAAATTGCGATATCCGAACACCGCGCTGCTGTACATTGAATTCGACTCCAGCCAGTTTAATGGTTCTATACCTCAGATCTCCTGTGAGCCTCGTGGCCGCGTTATTCGGGTTCCTGATACTTACGACCCGGAAACCCGCTCTTACAGCGGGACATGGACCGGGGCGTTTAAGTGGGCATGGACGGATAACCCTGCGTGGATAATTTACGATCTGGTTGTTTCTGACCGGTTCGGCCTCGGTCACCGTTTGACTGCTGCTAACATCGATAAATGGACGCTTTATCAGGTCGCCCAGTATTGCGATCAGATGGTTCCGGACGGTAAGGGTGGCGATGGAACAGAACCACGCTATACCTGCAACGTGTACATCCAGGACCGAAACGACGCTTACACAGTCCTGCGTGATTTTGCGGCCATATTCCGTGGCATGACGTACTGGGGTGGCGATCAGATCGTTGCTCTGGCCGATATGCCCCGTGATGTGGATTACAGCTACACGCGCGCTAACGTTGTTGGCGGTCGCTTCACCTATTCAAGCAGCACCACGAAAACCCGCTACACTACAGCGCTGGTTTCATGGTCCGATCCGGGTAACGCCTATGCTGACGCGATGGAACCCGTATTCGAGCAGGCGCTGGTGGCTCGGTACGGCTTCAATCAGCTGGAAATGACAGCCATCGGCTGCACCAGACAGTCAGAAGCGAACCGAAAGGGGCGCTGGGGTATTCTCACCAACAACAAGGATCGCGTTGTTTCGTTCGATGTCGGGCTGGACGGAAACATACCGCAGCCAGGCTATATCATCGCTGTGGCAGACGAGCTGCTTTCCGGAAAGGTTATGGGCGGTCGCATCAGCGCCGTTAACGGTCGCGTTATCAAACTTGACCGTGTAGCTGATGCAGCAGCAGGTGATCGTCTTATCCTCAACCTTCCCTCCGGAGCGTCACAGAGCAGGACCATTCAGGCGGTTAACGGGGAATCGGTCACAGTAACCACCGCGTACAGTGAGACGCCTCAGGCCGAAGCTGTCTGGGTGGTTGAGTCAAACGAACTCTACGCGCAGCAGTATCGTGTTGTGAGCGTCGCTGATAACGATGATGGCACTTTCACCATTACCGGTGCATGGCACGATCCGGATAAATATGCCCGAATCGATACCGGAGCCATCATTGACCAGCGGCCGGTGAGCGTGATCCCGCCGGGCAACCAGTCGCCGCCTGCGAACATCGTGATCAGCTCGTTTTCTGTGGTGCAGCAAAATATCAGCGTCGAAACGATGCGCGTGAGCTGGGACCAGGCGCAGAACGCTATCGCCTATGAAGCGCAATGGCGCCGCAACGACGGGAACTGGGTTAACGTGCCGCGCAGCTCTACAACGTCATTCGACGTACCGGGGATATATGCCGGGCGCTACCTGGTGCGCGTGCGCGCAATCAATGCCGCAGAAATCTCGTCCGGATGGGGCTATTCAGAAGAGAAAACGCTGACCGGTAAAGTGGGCAATCCGCCGAAACCGGTCGGCTTCATCGCTTCTGATAATGTTGTTTTCGGTATCGAGCTGAGCTGGGGATTCCCGGCGAACACCGACGACACGCTGAAGACGGAAATTCAGTACAGCCTGACCGGGACGGAAGACGATGCGATGCTGCTGGCAGACGTACCCTATCCGCAGCGCAAGTATCAGCAGATGGGCCTTAAGGCAGGGCAAATTTTCTGGTACCGCGCGCAGCTGGTGGACCGCAGCGGAAACGAATCAGGGTATACAGACTTTGTGCGCGGACAGGCCAGCATTGATGTATCCGATATCACCGATGCCATTCTGGAGGACATGAAAGGCTCCGATACGTTCAAAGACCTGATCGAGAACGCGGTGGACAGCAATGAAAAAATTGCTGGCATGGCAAACGACATCAAACAGGCCAACGACGAACTGGAGCAACAGGCGCAGAAAATTGCCCAAAATGCCCAGGATATCGGGAAGGTTCAGACCAGCGTTACAAACCTGTCGAGCACGGTCGGAGATGTGTCTTCTTCTCTGAACGAACTTGAGCAGACAGTGGCGACTGCTGATACCGCGCTGGGTCAGCGAATCGATAACATCAGCGTGTCTGTGGACGGTATGACGGGAGGAGTGAAGAACTCTGCCATCGCGATTATTCAGGGCAATCTGGCGCAGGTAGCGGCGCGCAAAACGCTGTCGGCATCGGTCGCCGGTAACAGCGCGCAGCTGGACCGCATTGATGAGGTGATCGTCAGCGAGAAGGAGGCAACGGCGCGTTCGCTGCTGAGTTTGCAGACTGACGTGAACGGCAACAAGGCATCCATCAACAGCCTGAACCAGACGTTCTCCGATTATCAGCAGGCCACCGCCACGCAGATAAACGGCATCACGGCGACCATCAACGGGCACACTTCAGCGATCACCACCAACGCGCAGGCCATTGCGAACGTCAACGGCGACCTGAAGGCGATGTACAGCATTAAGGTCGGGTTATCCAGCAATGGTCAGCTTTACGCGGCAGGGATGGGGATCGGCGTTGAGAATACGCCGTCCGGCATGCAGTCGCAGGTTATCTTCCTGGCTGACCGCTTCGCCGTAACGCACCAGGCCGGAGCGACCGTTACGCTTCCTTTCGTTATCCAGAATGGGCAGACCATAATTCGGGACACGGTTATTGGAGACGGGACGATTGGAAACGCCAAGATCGGCAGCTATATCCAATCTTCAACCTGGGACGGCACAGGGAACGTTGGCTGGCACATCAACAAATCTGGCTACGCGACGTTTAACAACGTGACCGTTCGCGGCTCGATTTACGCCACAAACGGTAATTTTTCTTTCAATGGCTCCGGCAATACAACGGTGATTAATGGTAATGGCGTAACCATTAATATTCCGGGTGGCGGCCGCATCGTACTGGGGACGTGGACATAAAATGCCGACAGGACTACTGATTGACCTGAATGACGGCGGAAAGCGCATGGAGATAACTGCGGGCCTGCGATGCCCGTCGTTTGGGGCCAACTTTGACAGTGGCTACCAGAAAGCCAAGTACGCTGATGTTGCCGGTTATGTTTCCGGGGCGCAGGTGCTGTTTATCCCTCACGCGACGGCTTACCTTGATTCAGGGCTGCTTCATAAAATGAACTCGGTCACCATATCCGGTGGCCGCGTAACGCAGAACTCCACGATGAAGGATGTAAGTATCAGTGAGCGTGAGAGTACGTACACGTTCCCCGGAAGCCTCTGGCAGATATTTCCGTCAGGCCAGCGTAGTGGGGTGGGACTGCTCATAAGCAACAGCACTGACTTCACCTCAATAACCAATGCCACGCAGTCAGGGCAGTGTATCTGGAAGGGGACCGTCAATGTCCCCACAGGCGGCTGGGCAGTTCCCACGATAGCGGGGTACGACAAGTCCAAATATATCGTCTTTGGGCGCTGTAATAGCGGTAACACCGTCGATTTCGATGGCAACACGGTCAGGTTCTTCAGCCCTCCATCCACCAACGATGATGCTCCAACGACCGGCACGATAGATATTGTCATCTTTGCCAGTGGCGTGGCGCCGCAGCCGGGCACCGGGCTCAACATCTTCAATGCAGCCGGGGCCTGCACGTTTTCAACGACAAAGCGGCCTTTCGTCTACCTCAACCAGCTCTGGACGCCTTCAAAAAATGCCGTGAGCATCGGCAGCGGGTATGTTCCGCTGGGTAGGTTCGGGCTGATGGCTCACGAAGTTAATGGCATGTACGTGTATCGAATGTTCGGAATAAAAATACAGAACGGCAGTGCTTCAGTTCAGGGTGGGAAATATCTGGGGCGCGAGCGGTATGCAATTTTTGGTAATGACACGGTAACGCCACTGAACCTTCCCGTTCTTCCCGATATGTACGTCTGAATAAACAGTCTTTTTAATCAACCTCGCTTCGGCGGGGTTTTTTATTGCCTGGAGAAAATATGCTTTATAACACTGGCACCATCGCCATTAACGGAAACACCGCAACCGGCACCGGCACGAACTGGACGGCGCCAGCCAGTCAGATTCGGGTTGGCCAGACGTTGTTTGTTCTTTCTAACCCGGTACAGATGTTTCAGATCACCGCCATCAACAGTGCGACGTCACTGACGGTTACGCCTGCCGCGTCTCCGGCGTTGAGCGGACAGAAATACGGCATTCTTGTTACTGATAGTCTCTCGGTCGACGGCCTGGCGCAGAGCATGTCTCAGCTCATCAACGAGTATGACGAAAACATCGGCGCGTGGGAGACGTTCGCCACCACCTCAGCAAACCAGAACATCACCGTTACCATCAACGGCGCTCGTGTAACCATTCCGGCGATCGGCAAAATGGTCCAGAAAGGGAGCAATGGGGCGGTAGGAGTTTCGGACGGCGGGACCGGGGCAACGAATGCCGCTGACGCTCGCACAAACCTCAGTTTGGGAAACAGCGCTACACGAGACGTTGATAGTCAGTTTGCCCCGGTGTCGTCGTACATCAATGGAGCCGCTGTTATGGCTCAGGTTCATCGCGATTACAGGAACCTTGCCTCTTATGATGGTATTTCACAATATCCGCTCGGCATGTCTTTTGGCATACAGCTTGGAGGAAATGGATGGGGTGGAGGCAGCGGAGTTGATACTTACACGGGCATGTTAACACTCCGTGGCTGGCATGATTCGTCGGGTGGTGGCTATGTATCGTGGCAGCTTGCCTCAACCTCTCAGGGACTGAAGTATCGTCAGGGCAATGGAACAATCCAGGGTAATGCTAACGTCGGGTTCTCCACGACGCACACCCTTTATTCGACGCAGAACACCACGAAAGCCAGCGACGGAACGCTCAAAGCTGCATCTCCGGTGATCAAAGTATTTTCTGATGGCGCATACCAGACTAACGATGAATCAGAGGGCTGTACCGTAACTCGCATGAAAACCGGAGAGTATCTGATCGAGGGCTGCATGGGTATGAACTCTGACGCAGAATGGGGTGGGATTGATGGCGGGTTTGATATCCCTAAAGATCGCAATGGACAAGCCCTGATCTGGCTGGACTATGAGGTTAATGCCGACGGGTCAGTGCTGGTAAAAACATTCCACCGGGAATACCCGACAGCGCCGGCATTTGCGAGGAACTCACGGGAAGGTTACGCGGATGGAGACCCGGCCGACATTCCGGCCGATCAGTTTGTCAGTGTCCGTGTAGAGATGCCGCAAAACAGTATCTGGAATCAACGTGCGGCTATGGCTCAAGTCCCTGACTCATCCTCTGATTAAAGGCAGAATCATCAGGCATATCGAGGCGAACGTCGATCCAGCTGTTGGCAGGAACATCTATAGGAGCCCCTTTCGTTTTAACAATTTCGCCTTCTTCGTTGAGTATGTATTTCCGCTTAAAAAGCCGAATCGTCAGCCCACCGCCTTCTGTCTGCTCAGCTTCAACTACACCCAGTTCCCCCATGCCGCCAGGGTCCATTGGTGGCAATAACTGCCAGCCCTCAGAGGCCAGTCCCGCTGAACCAGTCAGGACATAAACACCAACATCCAGTCTTGAAATCTTGATCCC